CAGGGTACAATGACAAAAGAATATAAGAGAGCAGGAATTACAGACTATGATAAAATGAAGGATGTTTGTCAGAGAAAGGTTTTGACTTTAAAAAATGGACAGAAATTAAATTTGTGTGATGTTGGGTATGACTACCCTAATAAAATTTATAAATACGGAAATCAGTATAGAATTGGAACTGATAAAATGAGGTTTTGGTAAGTAATTCACAATTATAAAGACTATAAATGTCTTATAAGTGAAAAAGGAGAAATAAAATGTCAGAAGCAATATCCCAGTATTTGAAACATGCTATTCAGGAGAAGGCAAATGAATTGACCAAGATACAGAAAAAGAGTGTAGGTCCTATGGTAGATGATGGTAGAATCTATAGAAGCCTTAGAAGTTATCTTGAATCTATTGATTCTATGGAAGTAACAGACCCTTATGAAAAATCTGTGTGGGTATTTGCCTCAATTAATGCTATTGCTCAAAACATTTCAAGAGTTCCTTTTTACTTATACACCGAAAAGACAAAAGACATAAAAACTATAATTGATTCTGGACCATTATATGATTTATTTACTAATCCTAATCCTTTTACTATAACTAACACATTGTTTTTCTCTACTGTATTATTTATGGAATTATACGGAGAAGCTTTCTGGATTTTTGAAGGTAGAAATAATATTACAGAAATACCTAAAGAAATATGGGTAGTAAATCCAAGTAGACTTAGTCCTGTTATTGAAAAAGATAAGACATTTAGAGGATACTGGAAGTATGAAACCGAATTTAAAACTGTAATATTTGCTCCACATGAAATTTTACATTTAAAATATTATAATCCTTATGATGATATTAGAGGGTTATCTCCAATAGAAGCTTCAAGGTCAGGTGTTGAACAGGATTATTTTGCTAATAAATATAATAAACAGTTTTTTAAAGATGGTATATCTTTATCAGGTATTATTAAAGCACCTGATTTCTTGACAGATGAGCAGTATAATAGGTTGAAAAACCAGTTTAGTGAAAGACATGCAGGATATGGGAATGCACATAAAGTAGGTATTATAGAAGGTGGGGCAGATTTTGTAGCAACTAAAGCCATGTCTCAGAGAGATATGGAGTTTTCCGTTTTAAAGAATGTAATACGTGGAGAAATACTTGCTGCTTTTAAAACTAATGAAGTTGTGTTAGGCAACTATTCTAACATTCAGTGTTATCATCCTGATACTGAAGTAATGACAGACCAAGGATTTATTTCGGTAAAAGATGTAAAAGAATCTACAAAATTAGCAACCTTTGATAAAGGAAAAGCAAGTTTTAAAGAAGTTACCAAAACTTATATTTATGATTATGATGGAGATATGTATACCCAAAAGAAAGGAGGGAGATTTAACTCTTCTTATATTGATTTTATGGTAACTTCAGAACATAAAATGTTTGGAAAAGAAAGGAAAATTAAAAGTAATGGAGGAAAATACAGAACAGAAGATTTTATATTTAAAAAAGTTTCTGAAATTGATTCTTCCATAGAATTTTGTTCTCCCCAAAACGCTGAGTGGGATGGAGAAATTGTAGAATCTTTTACCTTAGAAAGAAGAAAATATGAAAGAAGTGGATATAAAAATGGGAGTAAAGATGGGTATAAAGATACAACCTTTGATATAAAAACTTGGTTAAAATTTCTTGGTTGGTTTATTTCTGAAGGTTGTTTTAAAAGTGATAAAACTTTTGAACTTTCTATAACCCAGGTTAAAGAAGAAGGAAGAAAAAAACTTGAAGAAGATATAAAAGATTTTCCTTATAAATTTAGAAATTATAGGAAAGAGTATGTTGTTTCAGGGAAAGATTTATATAATTACCTTATTGAGAATGTAGGAAGATACTGTCATGAAAAGCATATTCCAAGAGAAATTTTAAACCTTCATCCTGAATTATTAAAATATTTATTTGAAACTTTAATGGATGGAGACGGTACAAAACTTAAAAAAGGATTTATATATTCTACAACCTCTAAACAACTTGCGCTTGATGTTTTTGAGTTATCTGTTAAACTTGGGTATTCTCCTGTTCTTTACGGAGGAGAAAATGGAATACTTATAACAAAAAATAGGTATCCTAATGCAAGACCTTTTTGGAGAATAAATATAAAATCTAAAAAATCTTCTAATAGAATGGTTGTTATAAAACCTGAAAAAGTACATTATGAAGGTAAAGTTTATTGTTTTGAGATTCCTCCTTTCCACAATGTTTTAATAAGATATAACGGTAAAGTTGTATGGTGTGGAAATTCTTATGAGGGGATCCGTCAAGCCCACGAATCATTTTGGAAAGAAACATTACTTCCAAAAATGGTTTATTTGGAAGAATTTCTCTGGTCTAAATTTTTCTCTAAAATAGCAGGTGGAAAAGTTTGGGGTGGATTTGATAAATCAGAAATTGAGGCTCTTAGAGAAGATTTTGGAAAAAAGGTTGAAACTGCAAAAATTTTATCTGATATGGGGTTTCCAATAAATATGGTAAATAAAAGATTGGATTTAGGTTTTCAAGAAGTTCCTTGGGGTAATACATGGTGGGTAAAGGTTGGAATGGTTCCTGTTGAAAGTATTTTAGAAAATCCTGAAGCATCACTCCCTTCAAATAATCCTTCACAAGAACCTGGGAACCCTCCAGATGAACCTTCTTCAGATGAACCGGTAATTGATCCTGGTGAAGGTAAAGATATAGACCTTTCTAATAGGGATGATTCCATGTGGTCAAGGTATATAGCAAGACAGGTTCCAATAGAAAATATGTTTAAAAATAAAATTAAAAGATTTTTATTTGAGCAGAGGAAAAGAATATTAACAGAAATTTATAAAACTACTGATTTTGAATTTGATTTTGGTGTAGAAGTGGAAAATATGTTAAAACTTTTAGCAGGTCTTTATACCGTTGCAAGAGATACTGGAATAGAAATGGTTAAAGAAGAAATTATAACTGATGAAGATTTAAAATTAGAGGATATTGATAAATTTGTGCAGGATAGAATTGTATTTACTTCTAATACCGTTATAAACACAATTAAAAATAGTATTTATAAAACTTTAGAAGAATTTAAAGATTCTCCTATTTCCAGTAAAGCAGATGCTATAAGACATATTTATAATAAAGCCGATAATAGATTATTAACTATTGCAAGAACCGAATCTTCTGCTATTTTAAATGGAATTAGATATTTAATAATGAAAGAAACAGGAATTAAGTATCATAAATGGATTTCTAAGTCTGAAAGTGGGAGACATGATAAATATAACAATAAGATAGTTAAGATAGGAGAATCTTTTAGTGAAGATTTTATATTACGTTATCCTTTGGATAATAAAGCTCCTATCAGTGAAGTTATTGGATGTAGGTGTTGCACGGTCCCTTTAGCTACAATTAAAAGTGGAGAGAAAGGTTCCTGTTAAACTTTTGGCGAAAATATACGATAATCCTTTATAAGTATAATTATATAGGATTATCCCTAAGAAATTAAGGAGAAAATATGGAAAAAATTACAAAAACCTTTATCGGTAAAATAAGAAGTATAGATGAGGAAAAATTCATAGTAGAAGCTGTAGTTTCTGATGAAACGGTTGACAGGTATCAGGAAGTAATAAAAATTGATGCGTGGAAGAAAGGACTTAGTAATTATAAACAACATGGAGTTCTTTTAAGTTCTCATAACTATGGTAAACTTACTAATCAGATAGGTGTAGCAGAGAAGATAAAAATTGATGGAAATGAATTAGTTGCAAAGTTTAGATATTTTGTTTCGGCGGGGAATCCTGAAGCAGACTGGGGATTTTTTCTCGCAAAACAAGGTCTTGCTGCTTATAGTGTAGGATTTCTTCCTAAACCTAATGGGTATGAAAGTGCTGCTTATGATGATGAAGATGTTAAAAATGGTAAGAAACCTTGTAGAACTTATACCGATGTTGAACTGTTAGAAATAAGTCAGGTTACTGTTCCTGCTAATCCTTCAGCTTTACAGAGGAGTATTGAAGATTCTGCTGAGGAAGATTTATTTTTAAAAGATTATAAGGAATCAGTTTATAAACTTATAACTGAAAAAGGAATAGATACAACTGGTATGGAATTTGAAGAAAAGGAAGTTGAGGAAGAAGAAGAAAAAGATTTAGAAGAGGAAGCTGAAACTAAACCTGATACAGAAAACTATGTCCACATAGCTGCACTTGGTGAAGAAGGTAAACATAGTGGTCATAAAATAAGAACTTTAATAATATCTGAAAAAGAAGGAATTAAATCCCATTATTGTACTGATTGTAAGAAAATAACCGGTTATCTTTTTGATAAATCTAAAGGATGGACCCATGAAAAGGCCCAGGCTTGGGTAGATAAACATAGTAAATCTTTTGAAGAAGATTGTTATACTCCTATAACAATGGAAGATGGAGATGACGTACTTCAATCAGTTTATTTAACTTATGATTTAATGACAGAATTTAATGAATACAAGAATTCAGTAAAAGATAAAGAAATTGAAAAGGAGGAAGATATGGAGAAAGTCTTAGAAGCTATAGCAGAGTTAAAAACTTCTATAGATGGTAAATTTGAAGAAGTTAGTAAATTTATAAAAGAATTTAAAGTAGTTTCTGAGGAAGATTTGGAAGCTGAAAATAAAGAAATTGAAGCTAAAACCAAAGAAACCGAAGAAAACTATATTAAAAAATTGCTTGAGGAAACTGATAACCTTATGGCAAAGACAATTTCCGTTCAGCCTTAAAAAGCTATGAACAAGGAGATATTTTTATAAAACAAATAATAGGAGGAAAAATTATTATGGAAGAAATTAAGAAATTGTTAGAAACGCAGAAAGATTCTATGACCAAAGTTAGCGAAACTGTGGAATCTCTTGACGGTATGCAAAAAGCCTATGAAGATAGACTGAAAGATATTGAACAGAGACTTACACCTAGGAGGGTTTCTCTTCCTGGAGTTAATGAAGGCAAAGAAAGCTTTTCTTTTATGAGAGCTATTAACGCAATCGTAACAAATGATTGGGCTAGTGCAGGATTTGAAAGAGAGGTTTTTGAAAATACCAGAAAAAGAGCTATGTCAGTTGGTAGTGATACTGCTGGTGGTTATATAGTTCCTTCTGAGTATATTGGAGAACTGATTGAATACCTTAGGGCAGAATCAGTTGTTCAGGCGATGGGTGCTACAGTATTGAACAATCTTGTTGGTGTTCCTGTAGAAATTCCTAAACAGACTGGTGGAGCAACAGCCTATTGGGTAGATGAAAATGAAGCTATCACCGAATCTGAGCTTACTGTTGGTCAGATTTCATTAACCCCTAAAGCCGTAGCTGCAATGGTAAAATTGTCTAACAGATTGCTTAGACTTTCTAACCCTTCAGTCGAAGAAATGATTAAAAGAGATATAGCTCTTACACTTGCTCTTGAGATCGATAGTGTCGCACTTAGAGGTACTGGCGCTGCTGGTAAACCTAGAGGTATTGCAAACACTCCTAGCATTAACACTGTAGCTATTGGAACTACTGGCGGGGCACCTACGTTTGACACATTGTATGACATGCAGTATGCACTACAGGCAGCTAATGCTTATAGAGGAAAATTAGGTTATGTATTTCACCCTGCAACCAGACGTAGACTTGTAAAAACAAAAATTGCACAGTTTTCTACGGATACCGGTGGAGATTATGTTGTAACACCTATGGTATCCGACCAGTCGTTAGTTTCTTGGATGGGTCATCCTTATAAAATGACTACACAAATTCCTATTAACTTAACAAAAAGCACATCAACAAACTGTACTGAAATTTATTTCGGTAACTGGGCTGAGTTAATTATAGGTCAGTGGGGCGGATTGGAAATTATGGCTTCTAAAGAAACTTCTACCGCTTTTGAGAAAAACCAGACTTGGATTCGTATAATCCAGGAAGTAGATGTTCAGGTAAGACACGCTGAATCTTTCTGCTTGGTCAGTGACGCAACAATCGCATAATAAGAGAGGAGGGTTAACCCTCCTCTTCTACCAAAAAATTTAGGAGGTAACTAAATATGTTGAGAGACTTAGGAAATGCAATAAACACTTTTCTTTCTATTGCACCTGTAACTATAGGTGTTGGAGCAACTGCAACTTCTGTAGAAGGTGTAAGTGCCGATAGAACGAATTATGAATCTGCCGTTTTTGTGTTTGGCAATTACGAACCTTATGGTACACCTACAGGAGTAACGGTAACTTGTGTAGTGCAGGAATCAAGTGATGATGTAACTTTTACGGATATTACGTCTGAAGCACATAATATCACAAATACCTATACCAATACAGAAGTTGCAGTAAATCTGGCTTCGGTAGATAAGTATGTAAGGGGCAAAATGACTGTTCAGTTTAATGGTGGGACTGGTCCTTTTACTACTGTAGATTGTGTAGGTATTCTCGGTTCTGCAAGGAACTATCCCGTTTAATAGAACGCTTCATAGAGAAGTGCAAATCTAAATTAAAGTGAGGATTTATGCTTGTTGTTAAAAAAGGATATACAGCTTGTGAAGGTCTAGATATATGGAAAGAGGGGGAAGTAGTTCCCCCTTCCCATACTGATTACATTAGAAAAACCCAAAGTTGGAAGGTGGAAGAAGATGGGAAACAAAAAAGAAAAGAAAGGGAAGAAGAAAAACCAAAAGAACTTGACAGTATCGGGGAAGAAAAAAAAATAGAAGATATTGCCTCTAACCGTATGGTTAAAGAGGGTCAAACTAAAAAGAGGTAATTATATTGGCAATACAGTTGGTTTCTCTTAGTAACGTAAAAGCCTTTCTTGAGGTCTCTGGTACAGAATTTGACGCACTTTTGA